AGATCCCGACCTTCGTGCCGTACTTGATCGGACCCGTGAATGTGACGAGAGGGTTCGACTTGCCCGGAAGCTTCCTGACATTGAGCGCTCCCGCCGTCACGGTCCCTTCCCTCTGGACTTCCTTCGACAAAGTCCCTGAGGTGGGTTTGGTCGGGGTGTATGCGTTCTCCGAAGAGGTTCGCATCTTCCCCGAAGTGACGATGACGGTGTGCCCCTGCGTCTTTGTGACCAGAATATCCCCGGTGTAGAGGTCGTCCGGGTTGCAGGCGAGCTTGTCGAACTTGCCCGTCGCTAAAATGATCGGAATCATCGTCGCCGTGTTGAACACCCCGCAGTAGACGCCGGCGTATGCCAAACACACCCGGACCAATGCAGAGCAGTCCGTCTCGCAGGCCACCGTGACCTTGCCGGGGTCGTACCCGACTTTCATCGCCTGAGCGTACAACGACTCACGGTTTGACTGATCATACCCGATGTGACTGTTCGCGCAGGCCCTCTTCATCGCCGTCGCGAGTTTGTTCGCAACCGTCGCGGATTTCGCCCGGAGAACCCACCACCCCAGTCTGTGGTTGTAGTAGTTCTCTATGGCGACCTCTTTGCCCGTCTGATCACCGGCGAGCCCACCGGTGGCGTTCCCGTTCTCGTCGATACGGGCCGAGCCGATCTTAATCATCCGACCGCCTCGTCTTCCTCGTCAGGAATGTCCGGGAGAATGATCTGGTGCGTCTCGTTCGCGCTGTCCGCGAGCCCCTCGCCCAGAATATAAGCGATAAGGACCGCTGCCGCCATCACGGTCGCCGTGACCTTCTCCACGGTGACATTTGAATAATTGAACGCGATCATGAGCTGGGTGATGAACCCGATGACCGCGACCCAGAACTTCCGGGAAGTGAGTTTCCTCTTCCAATCAATCTTATCCATGACGTCCTCCTAAATCCCTAACGCCGCGTGAAGGGCGAAACCTACCACCGCAGCCACTACTAACCAGACGACCTTCTTCCAGTTCTCGCCCGGTTCTGCCTCGATCTTCTCCAGACGCTCGCCTTGTTTGGTGAGTTCCTTCTGCATTTGCTCGATGCTGGTGGCGATCTTCTCCACGCTGATGGTCAGATCCGTCAGTGTCGCGAGTGATTCCTCCAGTTTGTCGAGTCTCTTGTTCTGTCTGTTCTCTTCCGCTTCGACTCTCTTTACTGTCTCTTCGTACTCTCGTCTTGTAATCTCATCCATTGTCTTATCCCATCACATACACAAAAGAAGCATCATACCAGCCAGTAGTTGAGATCGCGCCGTCGGCTGTTATCACGGACGCGCCTCCCTGGATCCGCATCGCCGCAGAGGTGGAAGTGCCGCCGAGAGCCGCCGCAAAGGATACCTGCGCGGAGGAGTTCGTCGGCAGACCAGAGACCAAAGTCGCCCCGGAGGTGATGGACCCGGTGATCTGCATGTTCAAAGTTACGAAGCACAGGTCGCCCTTCTTCCACGCGTGGCAGTTCGACCCGAGGTTGACGTTCGTCCCCGCCGTAAGGGAAGAGGAGACGTCCACCACGCCCTCGGAATAGAGCCTGATCCCGCCGCCGGCATAGTAGTAGACCGGGTGCACAGGATACAGCTCGAGGTTCGTTGTAGAGTACGCCACACCCAAAAAGATGTAGATGTACCCGTCCGCGGTGGTCGGGAGTGCCTGAACAATATCGCTCATGACGGCCCCTCCGTTCGCCTGCGGTGTGCACTTGAGGTACACAGGCTTCCCGGAGGTCAGGGACTTCACATACGAGTAGCCGATCGTTAAGGTGTACTGGTCCCAGGTCGTTGTAGCCGTGAAGTTCGCGCCCGCTTCGGTCGTGCCGTTGGTCGAGTAGTAGAAGATCCGCCCGAACGGGTCGATCGGTTCCGTGTTGAGCGACCTCGCCGTGGTTGCGTTCGTTGAGGTGCTCACGTTCGCGGGGACCATCGCGCTCCCGTCCGCAGAGGTGAACCATAGTCTGTAGCGGTAGCCTTTGTTCTTTGCCTTCAGCGTGGAGCTGTTCGTCCGGAGCTGGTAGCCGATGGTGTTCGTGTTACTATCGTACCCGTTGTAGCACACCCAGCACCCGCCCGCGACTCTGGTGGAATCAAACACGAAGAGCATCGTGTAGTTGATGTTGAACTTCGTAGACTCAGCCGTAGCCGCCGCCAAATTGGTGTAGACAGGTTTCGCGCCGAGTCCGTTGATGTTGATCGTGAACCCTGCCGCGGAGGTCACCACGCCGTTCTTCAGCCACACAGCCACGCCGTCGTATAAAGAGGTGATGCCCCTCACGGTCGCGGTGAAGGCCGTCGAGGTGGAGGTGCTGTCCACGATACCGTACGGGATGGCAGCGGTCCGTATAGAGGACCCGCCCTTCGTGGCGCTCCCCGCGTAGATCCCGGTGGTGTCCGGGGCGTTCCCGACAGAGGGAGCCGTATCCGATGCCGCGTATGTGAACTCTTCGGTCGTGACGCCGTCCTGCCTCTTCAGAATCATCCCGGTGATTGTCGTCTGGTATTCGACCGCCCCGGTAAGGTAAACAGAGTCCCCGATGGTCGCGCCCGGTTCTATTTCGAGCTCGGAAGCGCTCATGGAGGTTTTGCCGTCCCAGTACGCCTGAGCGATCTCTTTCGCCTTGTTGACGAGGACGTTCACGCTCTCCGCGTTGGAGTAGTCGAGTAGATATTCCTCGTAGTATCCGTCCGCGGATGACGGCATGGTCTGATCTGTGTGCCAGCTCGACCCGTCGTACCATACGGCCCGCATGGTCCGGGCAGAGCCTTCGCCCTGCCCTTCGGCGATAACCACGACCTTCCTGTGGAGGGACGTGTCCAGAGTCGCCTCGCCGGTCCCGCCGACCTCACCGTCGTCAATTCGAGGGTAGTAGGTCTTCGGGGATCTCATCGTGAACGAGAACCCGGAATCGCCCGGGGTGTTCTCGTCCCTCACGAACCGCGGAATGAATACCTGGTTCACGTTCGCGCAGATCTTCTGGATGATGGAGTCAACCGAATCATTCCGGTAGTAGGTGATCGCAGGACACGCCTGCTGGTCCCAGATAGCGTTGTTGTAGACCTGGATCGGGAGTTTGAGGTGCGTCTCGATGACGTCCAGAGCCATGGATCCTGAATACCCGGCGGAAATAGTGCCTTCCGTGTCGGCGTTCCACCGCGGGAGCACCGAGCTCCACATATAGTACCTGAGGGTGTTCCCTTTGACGACCTTCTGCCGCCCGTTCGTCTGGATGGAGATGTCCGTAACGAACCCGGCGTACTCGGTGTCCCGGTGGTAGTTGTCCACGTAGAACATGTCCCACACTTCGTCTTCCATCGGAACCGCGATCTCGAAGTCCGCCTTCCCATCAGATCCGATATTAAAATCGAAATCATACGGAACGATTTTCTCCTCGCCCGTAGATATTTTCCTCATTACGAGATCCATGTAGGCTCGCTCCTCTCGTAATAGACCGTAAGAATCATCCGCGTCCCGGTCAGGCTGTAGGCGTCCTTGATCTGGAAGTCCGGGAGGGAGTTATTGAACAGGATCTCCCTGAACGGACGCGAGTTCGCCGCCCGGAGACCGTACACGTTCTGCTCCGTGGCGAGATCCGTGTAGGGGATATTCCCGGGCCACTGATCCCAGTCAACGACCGTGTATGTGTTCGCCGTTTTGTGTCCGTGCCTCGAATCAACAACGAGCGCCTGCCCGGAGTTCAAAGTAAGCAGCGGGAACGATATGACCACCTTTTCGGAGACCTGTGCGCCGTCGCCATAGATCTCCATGGACGCGGCTGTCGAAGTCCCGTCCCCGATCAGCATCGCCCGGAAGCTGCTCCGGAGCGGGGTGAACGGTGCGCTGATATTGAGGTCGTCCGTGATGGTGATTTTCCCCGGCTCATAAGGGACGTCCATGTTATTGAGGTTGCCGAGGATCTTCTCGACCTGCTCCTTCCCGAAGTACGTGCTCCGGGCGTAGGTCTCCTGATAGATCCACGAAGGATACGGCGCGTAGATGCCGATCTCGTTCTCTACGGTCACGTTCCCTTCCATCGGGGCTGTCGAGGTCTCGATGATGAAGCACTCGAGGTACATGTCGCCCCAGTAGAGCCGCCCCGGTGTGTTGTTCTTGATGTCCAGATCGCACCGTAAATGGAACTCGTCAAGCCACGCCCTTTTTGAGGACTCCGAGCCGTTCACGTAGAGGGTCGCGGAGTAGGTGAGCGGGTCTTTCCCGAACCGGAGCACCTGTGCGCCGTAGTCGAACTGGAACGCGTCCGGGTTCCATGAATACTCGTGGAAGTTCGCGCTCCGGGTCTTCACGAGGGAAGCCTGGAACGAGAACTCCGCTTTCGGATACCCAGACGCGATGTATTTGAGGTTTGCGTTAGCCATTGAAAGCCACTCCTATAGTCTTGAGCCCTCTGGTGAGCTCGCGCCCGTTGAGGTAGATCTCTTTCTCGGAGGCGATCTCCGGAAGGTACGTGCCGATCATGCCCGTGAGCCGGTCGACCCTCGCCGTAAGCTGGTTGATTGGCGTCTGGATCATGTCGGTGAGTAAATTCTGCCCGACCACGATCTCCCCGCCTACACCGTCACCGAAGCCCATAAGCCCGTTCATGGTAGGCAGGACGGTCGGCTGGTTGAACATGACCGGGGAAGCGTACGCCTTTTTGTACCACTCGATCGACAACTTCGGGATCGTGCCCTCGAGGAGGTCTTTGAGTTTCCACCCCGGAGGCGAGATCGCAAAGTGCGGGGTCTTCATCTTCGGAAGTGTCCAGTTGAAGTTGAAGATGCCCTTGATCTTCTCGATGACGTTCGAGACCGTGTTCTTGATGTTGTTAAAAATACTGACGAATTTTTCTTTCAAAGCCGACAGTTTCCCACCCGTTAAGCTGTCAATAACTTGTAGACCAGTGGATATGATGGACTTCACTCCTGCCATCCAACCGGAGACGATGCCCTTTATTCCACCACCGGCATTTTGGTACGCCGTCTTCATGGAATTTAGAGTATTGGTCACCACATTCTTGGCTGCTGACATGGCTCCGGAGACGGCAGACTTCACGGAGTTCCATTTATCCCGGACGGAGTTCGCAATATTTTGACCGATATTGGAGACCTTCTCCTTCATGTTGTTCCACGCTTCGACGACCGTATCCTTGAGTTTCTGAGCCCATTCGCAGATCTTGTCCCAGTTCTTCCAGACGAGGACGCCGATCGCGATGATGGCTGCGATGGCTGCAGTGAGCGGTCCGCCGAGGACGCCGATCACAGTCCCGATCCCGGAGATGATCGCACCGCCAACACTGATCAGTGTTCCGATACCGGTGATGATTTTCCCGATCAGCATAATCACGGGCCCGACCGCTGCCGCGATCATGAGCGCCTTCGTGATGGCTTCCTGTGTCGCCGGGGAGAGCGCTTCCCACTTTTCCCGGAGCATCTGAACAACATCAATGATTTTCTGGATCACCGGCTGCAGGGTGGTGAGCAGGGAAGAGCCGACCTCCGCAAGGACGACTTTCGTCTCGTTCATAGTCGTCTGGAAGGACGTGATCGGGTCGAGGGTCTCCTCGAAGGTAGAATCGACTGTCCCGCCGAAGTCCGTGATGGAGTTGGAGAGCTGGTCGAAGGAAAGCCTTCCGTCAGATACCGCCTGTGCGATCGCGGGGCCGGCTTTGTTCCCGAAGAGGTCCATCGCGTACTGCGCGGCTTCGGTGTCGTCCTTTGCGAGACGCATCTGACTCTGCAGGATGGCGAGTGCCTCGTCCATCGACTTGCCTTCCTTCGTGGCGTTGGTGAGGGCCTTCTTGAGACCCGTCATCACGGAGGAGGCGTCCACGCCGTTCTTGTCCAGAGAAGCGAGGAACCCGGCAGCGGAGTTGATGTCGAATCCCATGTCCCTGAACGCCGTAGCGTTGGACATGAGGTCGGAGGACAGTTTATCCACGGAGACGCCGGTGTTCTGCCCTGCTTTGGTCAGAATGTCGAGTACGGTCCCGGCTTCCGAAGCGTCCACGCCGAACGCCGCCATCGCGCTCTGGACATTGTCGACCGAGGTCGAGACGTCCGTGTTGTTGATCTGGGAGAACTTGATGAACTGCTCGGATAAGGTCTGCAGGTCGTCCCCGGTCACTCCGAACCGGGTGTTGATCTCGCCGATCGCGTTCGCCGCATCGTCGAAGCCGGTCGGGATGGTCGTGGCGATGTCGTTCATGATGTCGCCGAACGCCTGCGCCTCTTCTCCGGTCGCGCCGGTCTTCTTGACGATGACGTCGAGGGCCTTGTCCGTCTCCGTAAACGATCCGACAGCCGCAGCGGAGGCAGCCATGATCGGCCCGGTCACGTTCTTCGTGATGTTCTCGCCGACGTCCGTGACCTTCTCGCCGACTTCCTGGACCTTCGCGCCGAGCTCCTGCATCGCGCCGCCGACAGCCTCGAACTTCTGTTTCGCGACAGAGCCGAACTCACTCGACTGCTCTTTTAAGGATTTAAGCTTCTGCTCGTCTTCCGCGATCTGCCTCTCGAGGGCTTCCATTTGAGCCTTGACTTCGGGAGTCTGATCAGCGTCCTTGAGCTGCGCGAGGGCTTCCTTCTCCGTGTCGAGCTTCTTCTTCGTGTCCTCGATGGCTTTGTTGAGCTGCTCCTGTTTCTGCTTGAGCAGGGTCGTGTTGCCCGGATCAAACTTCAGCAGCTTGTCGATGTCTCGGAGGTTGGACTGTGTAGTCTTTAGATCCTTGTTGACATCTTCCAGAGCCTTCGAGAGCGGGGAAGTATTGCCGTCGATCTCGATCGTTATGCCTTTGATGTTTCTTCCTGCCATAGTTAGAACCTGTCAAAGTCCTCTTGGTTCGCAAGAGGCATATACTCTTCGCCGTCGTTCCCTCGCTCGATCATCATGTCGAGGACGAAACCGTATTCGAGGTCATGCAGATCTGACGGATGCAGACCGATTTCCAGACAGCGAATCATAAAGACTGCGGTGTTGTACGGGCGATCCGTCAGTCGCCCTTTCTTTTTGGGACGGATGTGCGCTCCGTCTGGTGCGTGTAGATCGAAGCGATGTCCGAAGAGGCATTGACGAAGTCCATGAACTCGAACTGCTCCGCCCACTCTAAAAACCCGTCATCCTTCAGCTTCATGAGCTCCACGGTCGGAAGCTCCGACTGTTTCGCCATGACGTAGCCGAGTTTGAGGAAGAGATCCGGAGAGGGATCCTTTGCCTGCAGCTCGACCAAAAGGTCTTCGTGAAATGCCTGCTTGTAGATAAATGGAGTGGCAGCGTTGGCTGCCATCTCCACTTCGGTGTTGCCAATATTAACTTTTCCGCGCATCCTCATTTCCTCCTCATTACGTCCCAGGTGCAGTCGGCGTGTAGACCGAAGACGTCCAGCCGCTGTAGGTCGTGGCGTTGGAGCCTTCGTTCGCTTCGGCCTTGACGCACTCGGCGTCGACCGTGGAGAAGTAGACCGTGGTAGCGGTGAGGGAAAGGGTCTCAGTCTGCGGCTCGATCGAAGATTCCTTCGTTGCGCCGCCTACGTTCGGACGGGCGACCGTGCAGTTGTAGAGCACGTGCTTCGTCGCTTTCGCATCGCCCTCGAACTGGAACAGGAGCGCGAAATGCACCGTCGCGGCGTTCGCATCCTCAATGAGGACGCTCTTGCCGTCGTTAATCATCCCGAGGACGTCCTTCTTGAAGGAATCCGGGATAAGAGCGATCTCGAGGTCGCCTTCGTAGCCGGTGTTGGCGTAGCCCTGCCAGTAGACGATGTTGTCCGCGTAGAACGGGGACGAGTCGCCCTGCGGATCCAGGGACAGGTTGACCGCGCCCGGGATAGCCACAGGCGTGTTGTAGGTCATGGTGTTGCCGGTGCCCGGAGTGCCAATGGCATAGTACACATTGGACAATCCATACTTGATTTTGTTGGCCATGTTAATCCTCCGTTATGACGTAGCCGGCTCCGGAGAGATGACCACGTCCATCGTGTAGATGACCTCATAAAGCAGCTCGTCCGGGATCCATGTCTCCTCGCGGCTCCATACGAGTCCGTTGGTGGTCAGGACGCCCTCGACCGTAGCTTCGAGGCCAAAATCTTTTGAGTTGCTGTACAGTTCCACGTACAGCGT